GCATCTGTAGCGGCTATGTTCCTGACAACTGAAGCAGTTGTTGCCGACAAGCCTGAAGAAAACAAAGGCGGCGCAGGAATGCCTGACATGGGCGGCATGGGCGGTATGGGTGGAATGATGTAAAGCCCACTGAAAACCCCTTGAAAATCAAGGGGTTTTTTGTTTTGTTTATTAAATTGGTCACGAAATGGTCACATCCATCATGAGGATTGGATTTTCATAGATAAGTCATTTACAAAAGAATTGAATTGATGAGAAGTTTTCTCCTTACTTTTTCTGGTGGAATGCAGATAAACTTTTCTAGTCACTTCGTCTTTTTCGTGGCCTAAAATTTTCTGGATTTCTTCCAAAGGAACACCGGCTTCGGCTGCAAGGGATGTAAAGGTGTGACGGAAAGTGTGTTGAGTTATTTTTTTGTTCAGGTTCATTCGTTTTAAAATTCTTCTCATTCTCGTATCCATTTTCTTTATGTTTTCAGGATTACCATTTGGACGTGAAAAAATGAAATCATCATCGCTAAATTTCCGCCCGTTTGCATATGCTATCTTTGCCTGTTTAATTTTAAGCCTTTTTAATAGAGACGCTAAGAAATCAGAAAGTGGCACCTCTCTGACAGCTGCTGGCGTTTTAGGAGGTAACAAATAATAATCAGAGGCTTTATTTTTAGGACAATATAAAGTCTTTGTAATTTTAAATACTTTTGGTTCACCGTCTTCTAGGCATAAGTCTTTCCACTTTCCAGCTAATCTTTCCCCAGCTCTACAGCCAGTGAATGCAGCCATACAAAAATATTCAAAGTCAAGAAATAGGCCGTGTTTTTCAGTTAAATCTAAAAACTCTACTAACTCATTCCCCTCTAAAAAATTTTCTATATCATCCAATGCCTCAAGTTCTTCAACAGTTAATTTGGGCGCCTGTGGCTTTGCAAATTCTGTAGGACTTTTGATTATGAGATCCTCCTGGCGTGCGTACTTAAAAATCATACCTGCTGTTGTATGAATCCCACATATTGTGTTGTATGAGTATCCAGCGTCTCTAAGGTGGTCTAAAAACCCTTGATATACAGTGCGGCTTATATCTTTAATCCTCATGTTGCCAAAATAATTTAAGAGATGATCTCTTTCACTTTTCCGTGCTCTTAATGTGCTGGCTTTTACGGTCTGCTTATATTCTTTGTACCAGCGGGCTTCTACTTCCTTAAACAAAATATTTTCATTTTCTAAGTCTAAACCTTTTGACAGCTTGTTCATCAATTCCCTGCAAGCCTTTTCTGCTTCTGATTTTGTTGCAAAACCGCGGCGTTTTATTTGCTTTCTTTTTCCGGTTTTCGGATCTACACCAATATCCATTACAAAGTACCATGTATAGCCGTTTTTTGAACGTTTTGCTTTCTCTTTTTTAAATGTTGCCAACGAAAATCATATCCTTTCATGATAGTTGTTTTGCACATGCTTCATACCAAGCAAAAGAAAACTGTTTTCTCCTATACATTTCAAGGCGTCTTGCTGCAAAAGGATAAGTGACTTTGAACGTATCGCCAATTAATTTTATAGCTTCAGACTGTAGGCGGGGTAAATTGATTTTTAAAAGCATGAAAGTAGGAACGCAGAAATGATACATAAAATTGTTTGCCTGAAACTCTTGCAGCTGCCTGAACATTTTATTCATTACGAATTGATTCCCATAGTGTTTTAAAACATGACAAAGTTCATGAGCAAAATCTTCCCACTGCCTTTCCGGAGAGAGTCTATTGTCTAAAACAATACTGTAACAGCCATCAATACAAAACATACTGCTGTCAGCTTCTTCATAGTGAACGAATATATTAAAGGCGGATGCTATTTTTCCAACGTTTATCTGTTCGGGTTGCATTATATTTAACCGTACATAAGTTGTTTTGACGTCTTCTTCAAGCATTGATAAATAAACAGCCATGTAATCCTCCTCAGAAACGAGAATATATGTTCGGTTGTTTGTCTGAAAGAAAAGACCGCAGAAAAAGGGCCTTTTTATAAATTTAGTAGCTGTTTCTTCTTGGCGTCATATTCTTCCTGAGTAATCGCGTCCAAATCCAACAACTCTTTGTATTTTTTTAGTTCGTCAGCTGCTGAAGTGCTTGGAGCAGGAGCTGCTGGCGTTGGAACTGGTTGAGCAGACTTAGATTGATGTTCTTCTATCTTTCTCTGTAATTCTTTCGCCATTGGTAATTCAGATGCTGTGAAAGTAAAAGAGTTGTCATCCTGCACTGCATCCCAAAGCCCTTTAGTTTCATTTGCTGCGGGGGTCAAGAATTGAAAATAACCCGATGTTACTAATCCTGGCTTTTTAATTTGCACTCCAGACAAATCACTTATTCTATAAGACTTTTCCCCACTAAAACCACGATTTATTGCATTGATAACGCCTTTCCGAGCAACCCTAACATAATCTCCATCAAGAGTTACCGTCGTTTTATTAGATTTAAAATAGTATTCCTTTATGTCTTTCTTTAGATTCTCTTGTTGGTTGAGGTATTTTTCCTCGTTACCGTCGATTTTTGATTCTACTTGCTTAACGAATGCCTGTACATCTCCTTCAATGATATTACTTAGGGTGAATTCTTCATCAAATGTTTTAATATCTAATTTATATCCTAGAATCATATTTCCGCCGGTTTTGACCTTAGTAATAGAATCAAAAGTCCATTCCTTTAAAATTAATTCTTTCTTTTTCAAGAAACCAAAATAAACCAGGTTTTCCGTGAGAATTATAAGCCCATAAGGCAGGCTTGGAGTCTCAGGATGTTTAAGGTTACCGCCAACTGCTTCGAGTATTTCCTCGTTTTTTCCATCGAGTGCATTTTTGATTGCCTCAAAGTTTTTGATGAATTTTTTAGAAGGCTTCATGCGTTTTTTAGATTGACAATTATAAACTTCTCCATTCGATAAAAAAGTCAATTTGCATACCCCTTTAAATAATGATTTCTTTATGTAATCAAGTTAAACACTCTAATTTCAACCCAATTTTTCCGGAAGAGAATCCCGATTCAATTCAGAAGAGAATCCTGATGAGAGCAATTGCTCAAACCCTTGGTACATAAGGGCTGATCGTCTTGTAAAATTTAACTTTCCGGAAGAGAATTCCGATCCAGTCCAGAAGAGAATTCTGATCTTATTAGTAAACAGAATTTAAACATAATAAACAAATATTTTTAAATCCAATTATTACATCATTATTAATTAGTTTTGTTTCGTTTTTTTTCTTTTTCCTTGAGATATTTTATAAAATCAATGGTCTGTTGCTTTGCTTCTTCGGAAAAATCAGAAGCTTCTCTAAAAGCAATTTGCAAGTCAGGGTCACCAACATTGTAAGAAGCTTTCTCTTCTTTGATGACTGATTCACTTTTAGGCTTGCCTAACAAATAATCGACAGTTACCTCAAAGAAATCGGCAATTTTTAATAATAAATCATAGTCAGGGTTTCGTGATCCTAACTCATATTGAGATAAAGCTGAACGCGTTATATTCAATCTTTTTGCTAATTGTTCTTGAGTTAAGCCTGCCTCTTTTCTCAAAGCAGTTATTCTTTTTCCAAGCAAAAAACTCACCTACTTTCATAACTACCCATGTATATTATACGCCACATAATGTAGCAAAAAAATGTTTGCTACAAATCGAGCCAATAAGTATTGACAGCCACAATATGTTGCATTAGAATGTAGTCAACGAGTTGTTACGATTCGTGGCAAACGGAGGTGAATTTGAGTGAGCAAAACAAATAGTCGCCAGTTATTAACAACATTAAGAAAAAGAGAAGGTTCTCAGTCGTTAGTTGCTAAAAAGCTGGGAATTTCTCGTCAATATTTATCTGCAATGGAGACTGGAGATAGAAACCCGGGTGTTAAACTCATGGTTAGATTGTCAAATCATTTTAACGAAAAAGCTGAAAAGTTGTTCCCTGATCTTTTTTTTGAAGATGATTGCCACGAATCGAGGCAAAAATCCCACACAGCATAGGAGGTTCAAAACATGATTCAAATTGATCAAGAAGCTTTTAAAGCTATGTTTAGGGAAATCATTACGGAAGAAGTGGCAAAGGCTATGCAAGATTTCAGAACAACTCAGCTGCCGCCCATGCTTAATAAAAAAGACATCATGAAATTGTTTGGAATCCAAGTTACTAAGGCATCACAACTCTTAAATCGTGAAGATTTCCCCGTCTTTCGAGAAGCAGGTGTCCTTGTTCCAACTCATTTGCTTTTCAAATGGATTGAACGCAATACGCAATGGGTTGAAGAGAACACGAATTACTTCAAAAAGGAGGCATCAGCGTGAATCAATTACAAACATTCAAAAATGAACTCTTTGAAGTCGCTGCAAAAATTGAAAATGATCAAATCTTATTCGATGCCGAGCATGTCGCAAAAAGTCTAGGCTTCAAACAAATAAAAAATAACAAAGAGTACATCAGGTGGGAAACAGTCAACAGGTATTTAAACAAATATCTTTCCCAAGATGTTGGGAAAGGCGATTTCCTCCCTGAACCACTGGTTTACAAGTTGGCTTTCAAAGCCTCGAACGAAGTTGCTGAACAGTTTCAGGACTGGCTGGCAATCGAAGTCATTCCAACAATCAGAAAAACAGGCCAATACGGAGGCCCAAAAGTTCTGTCTGAAAGAGAACAACGCATCGAATCTCTCAAACTCTTAATAGAAACATCACAACGTCAGGACGAAATGCAAAAAGCTATAAACAAGCATGAAAACAAGCTGCTCGAACTTAATGAAAAAGTGGACGAGCAAATCACACTCGACCACGGAGAACAGCGTCGGCTTCAAAAGGGCGTAGCTCGTCGAGTCTATCAATTCACGGATGACAAAAAACAAGCGGCCAGGCTTTTCAAGGAATTGTACCGTGAAATTAAAGACAGGTTTGGGGTTTCAAGCTATAAAGATTTGAAGCGCAGAGAGCTGTTAACCGCGATCAAGTATATAGAAAATTGGGTTCCTCGAAAGGTTTCTTAAGCCTGACGAGTACCCTCATTAATAAATTTTACCAATAGAAAGACTGTAGATCAGGAGGCGAACAAATGACGAACAACCCGTACAATAGGCGGAATTTACCCAAACTGATGAAGGAGGTAAGAAAAAGGGCGGGCTTCGCACAGTATCAGCTCGGAAATTTAATAGGTGGGAAAGATCAAAGGTATGTTTCAGACGTTGAAAACGACCTGATTAGACTTACTCCGGAACTGTGTATCAAATGGTTTGAAGCATGCGGAGCCTATGAACATATTGATCTTGTACATTATCTTTTCCGGCTTCACCCGACAGCGGCGGCCCCGATCGATCCGGCATTAAATAAAAGTGCCAGCACAGCGGTACTCAACATGATTCATCAGTTAGAAGAAGCTCTACAAGCAACGAGGCATTTGGCGCAATGGATAGCGCGGGACCGGCCCGGTCGATCGGTGGAATTACCAATGAATGAGATTAAACAAATTTTCGATCTTATCCCTGCAAATAAAACGCTGATTTATTCATTGGCCCGGAATCACGGTCTGAATATTAAAGAACTGGCCGATAGATGGACTCGAAAGGCAATAGTTGATCACGTGGCAATGGCAAGAAATGAAGAAAGGCAGGCGGTATAACGTGAAAATCAATCATTTCCTCAAAACAGATATTGAGGCGGCAAAAAGAAAAATGGAATCAGTGGAAGATTTGTCGGATATGCTTTCAGAAGCATTACAAGATGGTGATTTTGATGAGGCCATTAGTATGGCGGGAACCATCAAGGTTTTAGCTGAGGATTTAAGCAGAATGGCAAACAAAGCACGATTGTATGAAGCAGCTTTAAAAATGCGACAGCGCGAAGTTAGCGTAACTGTAATAGGGAGGGCATTCCAGTGAATATCGAACACCCAATGATCACGGAAATTAATCGTTACGGATATCCAAAAGAGTATTTGCGGCATGAGGACGAGGAAGAGGAAGAGGAAGAGCAGGAAGATGATGAGGAATAAAAAAGAGCCCACTTGGCAGAGTGGACTCCGGACGATTAGTAAAGAATCATTTATCTAATTATACCAAATCGCCCCATAAAAGACAATGGAGGTTTGAAATATGGCAAAGGCAATTACAGCACCATTCAGCAACAGACGTGAAGATCAGCAAAGGCTTTATAAGGTCGGCGGGTCTATTGTAATCGATAAACAGGGCAGGACGGTTTTCAGTTTCCCTTCAATGGATAAGTACCGGGAATGGCAACGGCTCGGGGCAGAAGCCCATAAAAGAAAGGTGGGGATCGTCTGATGCAAGCCGAAGTCCTTTCATCTACGGCCAATATGTCGCGGGAGGAATGGCTTTCAATAAGACAAAAGGGTATCGGCGGGTCGGATGCTGCCGTTGTACTAGGATTGAGCAAGTGGAAAACACCGTTTGAATTGTGGTTAGAAAAGACAGGACAAGTCATGCCGGAAGAATCTCAGAGCGAGACAGCATATTTCGGGACCATTTTAGAGGATGTGGTCGCAAAAGAGTTTGAGCTTCGTTCAGGAAAAAAAGTGCGTCGCAAAAATCAGATGTTGAAGCATCCTGACCATGAATTTATTATCGCTAACCTTGACCGGATGATCGTTGGGGAAAAAGCCATTCTTGAGTGCAAAACAACATCAGCATACAACATGAAGGAATGGGAAGACGACGAGATTCCAGCGAACTATATCGTTCAGGTTCAGCATTATCTTGGTGTCCTTGGCCCCGAGTATCGCAAGGCGTATTTCGCAGTTTTGATAGGAGGGAACAAGTTCGTTTGGAAAGAGATAGGGCGTGACGAAGAGCTTATCCAAATGATCTTTGCTGCTGAAATTGAATTTTGGAATGACAGAGTGTTAGGTGGACAGGCTCCGCCGCTGGACGGTTCGAGCGCGGCAGAGGAATTTCTAAAAAAGCGGTACGCCGAAACAGAAAGTAATAAAGTGATTGATCTTTCTGCCACGAATCGCGAGCGCATTAAACAGTATTTGCAGCTAAAAGAGCAAATTTCAGAATTGCAGACGCAAGCGAAGGAACTTGAAAATCAGATCAAATTTGAGATGAAAGATGCCGAATACGGATTTATCGGTAACTACCAAACAAGCTGGAAACATGTCGCCTCTAAAAGAGTTGACACCGAAAAATTGAAAACGCAGTTTCCTGACATTTATGAAAAAGTCACAAAGGAAACACATTCCAGACGTTTTGGAATTAAGGAGGTTGGCTGATATGGCAACAACTCAATCAATTAAAAATAATATTCAGGCGAAACAAAATAACTCCCCGATACAGCAGCAAGGGGCGACGATGAAGGGGCTTCTTAAATCCCCATCAGTTATCAAACGTTTTGAGGAAGTCTTAGGAAAAAGAGCAACACAGTTCACAGCATCCATTCTGAGCCTGTACAACAGTGAAAATACTCTTCAGAAGGCAGAACCCATGAGTATTATTTCTGCGGCAATGGTGGCTGCCACGCTTGATCTTCCTGTAGATAAAAATTTAGGCTATGCCTGGATTGTACCGTATGGAGGAAAAGCACAGTTTCAGCTTGGGTACAAAGGTTATATCCAGCTTGCATTGAGGACAGGGCAGTATAAATACATCAATTGCATACCGGTTCACGAAGGGGAATTGCAAAAATGGAATCCGTTAACCGAAGAAATCGAGATTGATTTTGAAAAGCGCCAGTCTGATGCTGTGATCGGTTACGCTGCTTATTTCGAACTATTAAACGGTTTTCGGAAAACCGTCTATTGGACAAAAGCACAAGTCGAGAAGCACAAAAAGAAATTCAGTAAGTCGGATTTCGGGTGGGGAAAGGATTGGGACGCAATGGCCCTCAAAACCGTTCTGAAATCCATTCTTAGCAAGTGGGGGATTCTCTCTGTTGAAATGCAAAAGGCAGTTGTCGAAGACGAGACGCCGAGGGAAAGAATAGACATCACAGAAGAGGCGGACGGCCCCGAAATCATCGACTATAACCTTGAGCAGGACCAAGAAGAAAAAACGAATCTACAGGATACCGATCCTTTTGACGGCAAGCCTGTAGATATGAGCGACGATGAACTCCCATTTGATTAAGATTCCGATCCCCTTCTGCTACAAGTGGATGTCAGAAGGGGCACCGAATCGCGCAAAGCTGTTCCGGGCTTATGTTGAGAGCTATTTGAAGACAAGCGAACCGGGTTTACGCCTAGTCCGCATCAGTGGAATGACAGCACTTTGTAAAAGGAAGTAGGTGAGCAGGATCGATATGCAAGGTTTGGGGTATGTAATCCTGCCCCGGCTACCCTTTAAAGATGGACGCGATGAAACAATTTACGATTATTTGTTCAAAAAGGCGGAGTATCGGCTTGATAGAGAATTAGATCCCGGCCAGACGATCATCAAGCTGGCTGATCTTGCAAAACGTTTCAACTGGTCATCGGATCAGATCAAATATTCCTTGGATCGGATGGTTAAGCAGGGATATTTAAAGCTGGATCGGTTGCCTCAGAAACGTGGTTTCATTGTAACGGTGGTCAATTACGCCGATCTCATACAGCTTGGCAATTACAACAAGAAAAAAGCCTTGGCGCCAGCACTAACAGAAGAAAAGGGGGACGACAAAGACATGCAGACAAACCCATTCCAATTTTTTGAGGATGAAGGGTTCGGCTTATTATCTTCATTTTTAGCGGACATGCTTAAAGGTCTGATAGACGATTATGGCGAGGAAAAGGTGCTTGATGCAATGAAAGAGGCTGTTAAGCGAAATGCCCGCAATATGGCTTATGTCCAGCGCATCCTACAATCAAATGAACTTAAAAGTAAGGAGTGGGGAAATGGCTATCCAGCAAAAAAAGCAGGTAACAAAAACGGTCAGTATAGACACGGCATTCCAAAAAATGATGCAGAGCCTTCGGGAAAAGTCAGCCCACTATTCGGCACCGGCCGCCTCCGCAGAAAAGGTTGAATATAGTTGTGCAGAATGCAAGGACAAAGGCATCATAGTTTATCGAATTCATAAAGACACTGAACGTGAACTAAAAAAAGAAGGAAAGACGTTTGATAGCCTTTCGACTGATCAAATGGTCCGTGAGGAGGATTACCTTGCCGGGAAGGTGTGCACACCAGAGACAGCGCGAGAATGGAAGACAGCGTACTCTAAACAATGCGATTGCGTCCGGCGAAAGAAGATAGCCCGCATCATGGCAGCGAGCGGCATTACAGAAGAATTTGAAAACCTTGTTTTCGGCAATTTTAAAACAGAGGGGAAACCAGAGTTGATCAAGGAAGCCTATGATTGCGCGGTGGAATACTTCAAGGATTTTGAAAAAATCCGGGGGAACCGATCAAACAGCATTGCACTACTCGGGCAGCCCGGCAGCGGCAAAACTCATCTGCTTACAGCCATAATGAATAATCTCATCAAGAAAAAATTCGTCCACTGTTTGTATTTTCCTTATGTAGAAGGCATGGGGGATCTGAAAAAGGACTTTGATCAATTGGAAACCAAGCTTGATGCGATGCGTAAAGTCGAAGTGCTTTTCATTGATGACTTGTTCAAGCCAGCAAGGGGAGAGCCTCGGGCTACGGAATGGCAAGTCGAACAGATTCAGTCAGTTGTAAATTATCGATACCTGAATCATTTGCCTCTGCTTGTCTCTTCAGAGCTTACAACGGACGAGCTCCTGGATATTGATGAAGCACTCGGATCCCGAATTCATCAAATGTGCCGGGAGTATACGGTGATCATCAAGGGCGACAGGATGAAATTAAACCATAGATTAGGAGATTGGTAATGAAAGACGTTCAAATTAATCAATTAATGTCGGGAGTTTTTGAGTTAACGCCGCGGCGGCAGGGGAACGGGCAGGATCTGGCCCCGGTTATCCGAGTACTAGAAGACAAAATCAAACAAATGGAGCTGATTCAAAGTGCTTAAAGCGGTGCCGGCTCTGCTGTCGATCCTGCTGCTCGCCGGATACAGAGAAAAACAGATTGAACAATGGATTGAGGATGACGGGAGGTAAGGAGATGAAATTGGGCGATAAGGTAACAGTCAAAGCGATATACAAAAAGCATCCAGATAGCTCTATTAATTTTCACGAGCTACTTAAAGATATTGATACCACTGAAATAATAAATCAACAAGTTTTGAAGAGAGTGGAAATGCGGTTTGATGGGATTGTCTGCGGTAAGCGTCGGAGAGCGGTGGAAAGAATGTGGGAATATGGATGGTTAGATGAACTTGTTTATGGAGGCAGTGATGTTGGATTCACGGTTGTCGATGTAGAGCCTGAAAAAGGACAAATGATAATTGACACAGTTTGCGAACCGTTTTATCTTGTCGCTAAAAATTTAACTGGCTTCTACTTTGTCAAAGCTGAGGATATGGAGGTAAGAAATGAAAGCCAATAAATTCAACGCCAAGAAAACATACGTTGACGGTATCAAATTCGACAGTAAAGCCGAAGCCCAGTATTACTTGCAGCTTAAATGGCTCAAGCAGGCGAAGCAGATCAAAGACTTTAAGCTTCAGCCGAGGTTCCTTCTGCAAGAAACTTTCAAAAAGAACGGAAAAACTTTTCGGAAGATTGAGTATGTTGCAGATTTTGAGGTCCATAACTTGGACGGCAGCACCGAGATTATCGACATTAAAGGCGTTGAGACAGAGGGCTTCAAAATCAAGCGCAAACTGTATGAACGACGATATGACACGCCTCTAAAAGTCTTAGCCAATGATGATTCGTTTGGCTTTATAGAAATAGACAAGCTGAAAAAGATCAAAGGAAAGGCGGAGAAATCCACTGCAAAACGTAATTATCGCCGACGATCGGCCGTTGTGGGTTCGCGAGGAAGATAGAATTATGGTCTGCATGATGCGTTGTTCCAAGTTTAAGAGGTGCGCCAGTCGCATGGGAGCGGATTGCAAGAAGCTCGGCGGCTCTGAAATACCGAAAATCAATTCAGGAGGTAGTTACGATGCAAAAAGAAAACAATAACCCATATAAGCCCGGACCGGTTCATAAATGGCAAATGACACCCGAGGAGCTGGCGGAATACGTCAAAAAGCATCCAATTGTCTACCGGGAACATCTGAAACCGTCACCGGCTTTCACAATGGAAAAATGGCAGCCTGAACAGTATTAAAAAAGCACCGAAGCGCGAGGCCTCAGTGCCCTGATATGAACTGGTACTTCTATCATAGCACAAGGGGGCTGCCTAGTGTACAAACCAGAACGAATAAATTTAAACGATGATTTAAGCTTCACAGAATCTATTGAGTCGGGGAAAGTCCGTGTCATCGTGTTAGATGGGAAAAACGGCACGGCGCACATCATGGATGCCCCGGAGCATGGTAAATCAATTATTCAAACGATAGACGGTAGTTTTAAGCGTGTAGATCATGAATTAGGCTATAAAGCCGAATAAATGCAGGGGTTTTCCCTGCGGGGGAGGAACATAATGAAAACAATTCCAGCGATAGCATTTAAAGCGAAGAATAAGGAGAACAGGTATTTATCTGATGGTCCAGATTGTGGCGACTGGTCAGATGAAAACTTGGACGTTACAAACATAGAGGACGCCTTGTGCTTAGTGAGAAAAGACAAAGAAAGGCCGACAGATGATGACGTCGATAGCTTTTTTCATATGCTTCAGTTTTTAGATTGGGTAGATGCTATGGACATTAAAGAACATTATTATCCTGTTCATGTCGATCTGACAGAAGCGCAATACAACGTTATGAAAAAGCGGAATGATTGGGGGAATAACGAATAATGGAACTTTTACAATCTTCTTTGCTCCATACAATTAAGGCACAACGGGACAATATGATGACAATTGAAGAGCTGGCAGAGAAGTATGAACTTCACCCAGAATACTTGCGATCAATCATTGAGCGCACAGAAGGGATTGCGATTAAGGGCAACGTTGCCTATGTACCGAAACAATCTTTTCTGCTGCCTGCGCTTGGGGTTGTCGGCCTGTTCGTGGCAATCGTGATTCTTCCGCAGATGATAGGGGGATGACCGATGAAGCAGCTTAGTTTATTTAGAGAAATCATAGTTGATAACTTCGCCGGAGGCGGCGGGGCCAGTACTGGAATTGAACTAGCTACTGGGCTATCCGTGGACATTGCGATTAACCATGATCCGGCGGCCATTGCAATGCATCAGGTAAATCACCCAGATACTGAACATTATTGTGAGTCTGTTTGGGAAGTAGACCCAAGGGAAGTAGCCAAAGGCCAGCCGATTGGTTTAGCCTGGTTCTCCCCGGACTGTAAGCATTTTTCAAAGGCCAAGGGCGGCAAACCCGTCGAGAAGAGCATACGGGGGCTTGCATGGGTAGCGGTCAGGTGGGCAGCCACAGTAAGTCCGCGGGTAATCATTCTTGAAAACGTCGAAGAGTTTCAGACGTGGGGGCCTCTTACGAAGGACGGGAGACCGGACCCAGACAAAAAGGGATATACGTTCCGGTCTTTTGTCAGGGCGTTAAACAGACATGGATACAAAGTGGAATGGAGAGAGCTGAAGGCGTGTGATTACGGCGCCCCGACAATACGAAAAAGGCTGTTCTTAATCGCTCGGCGGGATGGCCGGCCGATCATATGGCCTGAGCCGACACACGGCGATCCCAAAAGCACAGCGGTGAAAACCGGAAAACTCAGGCCTTGGCGGACTGCCTCCGAGATTATGGATTGGTCACTCGAAACGCCATCCATTTTTAACAGAAAAAAGCCATTATCAGAAAATACGTTACGGCGGATCGCCCGCGGTATTCAGCGGTTTGTCATAGAAAGCAAAAAGCCTTTCGTGGTGGGAGATCGCGGAAATTCACTTATTCAAATGGGCTACGGCGATCCAGAAGGCCGGCGGGTGCTAGATTTAAAAAAGCCTCTTGGAACTATCACGGCGGGCGGAAATAAGTTCGCAATTGCTACAAGCCACCTGATTAAACTTCGCGGCACTTGCAAAGACGGTCAGCCTGTTAAAAATCCTATGCCAACGATTACGGCGGGCGGGCTACATGTAGGAGAAGTTAGGGCCTTCCTAACAAAATATTACGGATCGGATATCGGGCAATCTTTGGACAATCCCCTTCATACAGTCACAACAAAGGATCGTTTTGGATTGGTCACAATAAAAGGTGAAAACTATCAAATCGCAGACATAGGCATGCGAATGCTTCAGCCTCATGAATTGTTTGCGGCCCAAGGATTCCCGAGTGATTACGTGATTGATAGAGACATAAACGGGGTGAAGTATTCAAAAGCGAAACAGGTCGAGCGGTGCGGAAATGCTGTTCCTCCACCGTTTGCGGAGCATCTTGTCAGAGCGAATCTCCCTGAATTATGTGTAAATGAACATATGAGCAAACTTAAGAGAAAGGCAAATTAAGGAGGCGGTGTCTGTGATCGAATACAGCTGCCGTGAGTGTGATTACACCGAGTTAGATACAATGGTGCGCCCGAATGCCTGCTGCCCCGTCTGTGGGCAGCCCATGAGCGCAGAAGAAGAATTTTGTGAGCAATAAAAAACGGCCGCAGGCCGGAAGGGGAACTAATATGAAAAAATTTATTGTAACAATCGCTGTTTTGCTGCTTGTCGCAGTTATTACAGGCTGCGAATCATGGAACAGAATGACGAAGGATTTTGATTCAGCTCATAACGGATTGGAGCGGACGGCAACCGTCTACGACCAGAACGGAAATAAGATCAAAACATATAAAGGCAAGTTTGATGTTGAGATCAATGACTATGGGAATAAAGTCAAATTTGATCTGAACGGTAAGCGAATCATGATAAATAACGCTGTTGTGATTGTTGAAGAAAACTAAAAGAGGGGGAGAAATCGATGACATTAGACATGATCATAAATGTAACTTACAAGAATGGTATCAAAAAAGAATATAAGATGATCGGTGACGTTAATTTTGACGAAGAACCTTCGGAAGAAGTAAAGGCGGGTATGGCCGAGAAATTTCTAGATGCTTTAAAACAAGGGAAGATGTATTTTGCACATCCGAAGGGCGGTTTCTTAATAAATGGCCATGAAGTGATAGACGCAGAAATCAAATTTGTAATTAACGAGAAAGGGAGTCTGTCATGATCATAGCATTCAAAATCATCCTGTTAATCATCATGTTTTCATCGTTTTCATATGCAGCAGGAGAGAAAGAAAAATCGAAACGGGATAATATGACGGCTATCTGCATAGCCTCAATAATCGGTTCTCTCATCGCTTTCATCATGATTTAAGGGGGAAGAGATAGGGTGAAGGGTTTAAACGTGATCAAGGGCTGTTTAATCGCTCTTGGCGGGGCATTTATGATCGGGTATCAGTGGGTATACCGGCCGACTATCGGAGAATCTGCGACAATTATCGTGTTCACTCTTGGATTAGTGTTTGCGACGGAGGTCAGAAACTGGTTTTACAGCTTGATCTTGGTTCTGATCAGCGCTTTCGCCGTCGTCCTGTATGGATATATGTATCTCGAAAACTTCAAGCAACTGATTGTCATGCTGTTAGTCTCTTTGCCAATGGTATCAGCAATGTTCCTGCATGTGGCGCAGCATGATGCAGAGAAATAAACATCGGCGCGAGCCGGAAAGGGGAAAACTCATGAAAAAACTATTTAAATCTATTGTTACATTGTCACTCTTGATTTCTGGAACACTTTTATTCTCGCAATCTGCGGCGGCTGATTGGTCACCGTGGCAAACGGAGTTATTCGGCCATACAGTGCGGGTTTTCACGGACGACACTAATTACTATTCAGGAGCGAAAACAGTTGACTGGCGGGCCGAAAAGAAAGGTTCTGGAACGCTTTACTACACGGCGGGCGTCTATAAAAAACGTTCTGGCGGCGGCTTAACTGATACAAATCTTGTGCAGCGGGGATATTTCAAGCACTCAACGCCGTTAAAGTCATTCAGCGTCAGCGAGATTCGGAAGCGCACAGGGAAAGGGTCATATGTCATTCAGCTTGATTGTTACACGGATGCCAAGAAAAACAACTATGTCGGGACGTTTGAATCCAAGACGTTTTATATCAAATGAGGGGGCTGCAGCCCTCTTGAAAGGGGAAATGTAAAATGACATTTATCGAATTGACGTTTGAAGGTGAAAAATATTTGGAGAATGGCGATGAAGTCGCAAGCTTTTGGAGAGACGGCGAAAATTGCAAGGTCGTTTATAAAAATCAAGCAGAAATTACGGTCGAAGAAAGTTACGATGAAGTAAAAAGGATGTTGGAAAAAGCGAGATACCTTAACCCGGCGGCATTAGGTGAAAAATAATTGAGGGCTGCGGCCCTCTTATAAGCGGCCGTGGCCGGGAAGGGTGAAGAAAATTGAGGAAATACGAAAATAAAGAGGTCACGATAATAAAAAAGGTTGAAACAGAAATCATATGTGACACTTGTAAAAAGGTCATAGATACAAATGATCGTTCAAGCCATTATTACGAAGTCAGAACAAGTCACGGCAGATGGGGAAATGATAGTCACGAGAGCACTAAAGATTTGGACTTTTGCAGCTATAAATGTCTTCTCGAAAACATGAACAAATTTTTCGAGAATGGGGCACATACCGATAATTATGATATTGAGAGAATCGGATAACAGCGGCCAAGCCGGGAAGGAGAATGTTACAATGTGCAATTGTTTCCAGTGCAACATGACGGAAGAGGAATTTGATGCAGGTTTCGAAAATTATATAGAACGGGAACGACTGATCAAAAAAGCGCGATCCTTCCATGTTCCGGGACACGGGCCGAACTTTGAAAATATGACGAATGAGCAGATCGAGAATCATATAAAATTTATCGGAAAAACGTTCGAAATGGCTTTCAGCAAGGATGAAAATAAGTTGTTTGAAGAATGTCAGCGGCATATATCAAGAAATTCAGGAGATGACAATAAGGCGACGGAATAAAAAACTGCCATGCGGCGGCCGTCAAGGCTAGCCTTAAAACATAATTTTATGGTAATATAAAAGCAAATGAAAACAAAATAAACGTCCTAGATGGAATGCCTGCGGACACTGAACTTACAGCATTTACGCTGTTTGTTTGGTGTCCGTTTTTTGTTTTTCTCCCGGTCCCGGCCTAAGTGTAGTCAATGAATAAGGGGGGAAGAAACGACATGAAAAAAATCAAAAAGAATCAGAGGGAAAAGCCCGAGAAGCTCTCTGAACGGGATTTAAGGAACCTAATGGATACAAACAGGCCCATCTATAAAAGAGCCAAAGGCGGAGCATTCAGACAAAGATGAGGAGGATAAAAAAGCATGAAAAAATTTGGGGTAGCTTATAAAAACGGGGAAGTTGTCGCTGCACTTTGTTTATATGAAGATTCATTTGAAGAAGCGAAAAAATTCTGTAGTGAAGTTTTAAAAGCTAGCTTGATGGAAATTACCAAATCAAAATATCTTGAGGAATTTAAAGCAAATAAATGGGACGACATTTTCAAGATTTAAGGCGGGATGATCAATATGGATAAAAAAGAAATCGAAAACTTGATCAGTAGCTATTATTGGATGGTAAAAGAGGTTCAGAGATTGCAGAGGGTTCTTTATGGCTCTGAGATTCCTATGAGAAGCTGGGGCGTTGCGCGCTACGGATTGGAGGCTGCTATGCCAAAAGGAAGCCCAGGGAAGAGCCAGGCCGAACTGAAAGAAATGGATATGAGAGAAGAACGGCTCTTCAAACGTCTGCAATATTTCGAGGAACGTGTATATGCCATTGAGGCGGCAGCAAGGACAATCAAAGGCGAACGGCACCGGGTCATTTATGATTGCATGATGGAAGGCATGAGCTATCGAGCTATTGGCCTTCATCTCGGTATATCGCGGGAAACCGTAAGGCGAATGAAAGACGAAATCATCAACCAGTTGTGCCAAAATTGTCGCATTGTGCAGTTGTTGAATCAGGAAAAATCCGTCGTGTAAAATGGAAGGCAGGACGGGGAGGCAGGTTCCCCCGGTTCACCACAAAACAAAATTAAGTGGGAAAGAGCGTCACTGCGAATGAGCGGGGGGCACTTTTTTGTTCGACAAATTTCGCATATTGTTCCAGTGTCACTTTCTTTCACCGATAATAAGGTGGGGTGAGTTTATGAACAAGCAGTCTATGGAAATTTTCGAAAGAGAGATCAAAAGACAATGTAGAATCTTTTTTATGTCTGTTGAATATTTGAATGAATATTATAAAAATCCAACAGAAGTAGGTGTAGATAAGGTTTGGTATCATATTCAATCTTTTTTAACATCCTCCGCTAATATTTCCAAGTTATTGTGGGGGGTTAATAAGCAGATTAGTCAATCAAGAAAAGAATTAAGAGAAAAACTGGGTGTATCTGAGGACTCTCCATTGAAACATAGAAAAATGAGAAACTTCTTTGAACACTTTGATGAGCACTTAGAAAAATGGGTAAAGGATAATTCTAATTCTATATTTATAGATTCAAATATTGGTCCGAAGACAGCTATTATTAATGATTCAGATAAGTATCAATTCCTAAGAAACTTCAACCCTGCATCAAACATAATTACCTTCAAAGATCACGAATATGACATGAAAGTAATAGCAGATGAAGTTTACAAGATTTATATAGTAGTTTCCCAACAATAGGCATCCCGCGGGGGTGCTTTTTTATGTTTGTTGTGATGCGCGTCCGGTGAGACTTGGGAAAACAATTGGATACCGCCAAGCACGGGCGTGGCTCAGAACAAATATATATTCCAAAACAACACAATCCAGAAGGGGGCGGCGGGTGAATGTAGATGGCCGAAAAGCACATTCAAGCACAAAAAGATTACGTCAAAGGAATGAAATACAAGGACCTCGCCGAAAAGTACGGGGTGTCAGTGAACACCATCAAGTCATGGAAAAGGCGGCACGGTTGGGAAAGAAAAAAGGGTGCACCCTCTGAAAAAAGTGTGCACACAAAAAAAGTGGGCGCGCCACCTGGTAATATAAACGCACTCGGGAACAACGGCGGTGCACCAAAGGGAAACCAAAACGCTAAAACACACGGCTTTTTCTCCAAGTATCTCCCGGAGGAAACGCTGGAGATCATGGAAGAGATTCAAGAGCGTTCGCCGGCTGATATGATATGGGATCAAATTCAAATACAATACGCGGCCATTATCCGGGCGCAGCGCATCATGTTCGTGCAGGATAAGGACGATATGGCAAAAGAGCTGAAGAAAACGAAAGAATCGGATTTTTCTTCTGAAGAAGAGTTTGAAATACAATTCGCTTGGGATCGTCACGCAACCTTCCTGAACGCTCAATCGCGGGCTATGGGTGAGCTGCGGAGCCTGATAAAGCAGTTTGACGCATTAGCCCACGAAGAGGACGAGAGGCGGCTTAAACTTGATCAAATGCGCCTGAACATCGATAAGACGAAAGCCGAAATCGAGCGACAGAACGACGACGAAAACGACTCAACATTTGAAATTATCATCAAGGATAAAGGTGAGCGATGATGGAAAAAGAAGTGAACCCCCGTTTCAGGGACTTGCTTTTTGATTGGTCACAGAAGTTTTATTTCCTCGTCGGCGGTTACGGATCATCTAAGAGCTATCATGTTGCTCTCAAGCTGATTTTAAAGATGCTACAGGAAAAGAGGACGGCGTTAGTCGTTCGGGAGGTCTACGACACACATAGGGACTCGACTTTTTCCCTGCTTGAAGAGATCATCACAGACTTAGGGCTTGACCATAAAATCCGGTGTGTCAGCTCACCGATGCAAATACGATTTCCAAACGGCAGCAAGATCATTTTTAAAGGGATGGACAAGCCGGCAAAGCTGAAATCGATCAATAATGTATCAATTGTATGGGTTGAAGAGTGCTCAGAAGTCAAATATGACGGATTTAAAGAGCTGCTGGGACGCTTACGGCATCCGACTTTAAAATTACACATGATCCTATCAACAAACCCCGTCAGCAAAGGGAACTGGTCATATAAGCACTTTTTTAAGGACGAAGCCAATCAGTTTTTTGTCCTTGACGACGACGAGCTGTACAAAAAGAAAACGATCATAAAAAATAACACCTATTATCATCACTCAACGGCTGATGATAATTTATTTTTGCCTGAAAGCTATATTGAGCAGCTGGAAGACCTGAAAAGCCACGATCCAGACCTTTACCGCATTGCCCGGAAAGGTCGTTTTGGCGTTAATGGAAAGCTCGTCCTGCCACAGTTCGAAGTTATGGAGCACGAAAAGGTTATGAACGCAATCAGAGCGATCGACAGGCCGATTTTAAAGAACGGCATGGACTTTGGTTTTGTTGATTCATATAACGCCTTGGTTCGCATGGCAATCGACCATAATCAAAAGATTCTATATATCTACTGGCAGTATTACAAAAACGACACGACTGACGACAAAACGGCGGAAGACCTGAAAGACCTTAAACGCGTTCTGATCAAAGCTGATAGCGCGGAGCCTAAGACAATTCGGTTCTTCCGACAACAGGGCTTCCGTATGAAGGCCGCAAAGAAATTCCAAGGTTCACGACTGCAATACACCAAGAAGGTGAAGCGGTTCAAAAAGATAATCTGCTCCGATCAATGCCCTGACGTCATTAGGGAGCTGAAAGATTTGACTTTTGCAGTGGATAAAGACGGGAACGTCATTGAAGACGAATTCAACATCGATCCACATACTTTCTCGGCCATTTGGTACGGCTTAGATGATTATGAGGTGTCAAGCCTCAAAGGGCATGGGGTAACAAGGAGGTTTAGAGATTGATAAAATTCTTAGATCAAATCAGGAAAAATGGCATATCGGGGGAATTGATTTCTCAGATTATCCAAGAGCATGAACAAGACCATGACCGCATGAAAAAATTGTACGCCCGATACAAGGCGGAACCGGATGGCGTACCGATTCTTCAACGTAAAGCCGTGGATTATGAAGACTTTGAGACCGGCCGCATCAAGCGGATTGATCACAAGGTCAATAACAAGCTGAATAACTCTTTCGACTCGGAAATTGTAGATACCAAGGTAGGCTATCTTTTCGGACATCCAATCGCTTATGAGGTGGATGACAAATCAAAAACCGGGAATGTTTCAGCGATCAAGCAACTGATTGCAGATTTCAATTTGAGAAATCACGTTCCTGATGAGGATAGCGAATGGGGGAAGATGGCTGCAATTTGCGGTTATGGCGCCCGCCTCGCTTACGTGGATAAGCAAGCAAAAGAGCGCATTAAAAACATCGATCCTTGGGAAGTTGTTTTCATAACCGATGGCAATATTCATGAACCAGAATATGCATTGCGCTATTACGAGACTTGCGACGGACAGCAAAAAGCCGAATTTTACGATTCTGCCAATATTCACTATTACAGCACGAAGGATAGTTCAGCTTTTACCGAAGACCGCATACAACCCCACATGTTTAAAGGCTGCCCTCTATTCGGATTAGCCAACAATAAAGAGTTAAAAGGCGATGCTGAAAAGGTATTGTCTCTTATTGATGCCTATGACCGGACAATCTCGGACGCCAGCAACGAGATCGAGCAGTACCGGCTTGCGTATCTTGTCTTGAAAGGCTTAGGGGCAGATGATGAAACCTTAGAAAAGCTGAAAGAAACCGGGGTTCTACAGCTGCTAGAAGAGAATGACGATGTCAGTTATCTTACAAAGGATATCAATGACGCGATCATCGAGAACCATTTAAACAGGCTGGAAAAAGATATTCTCCGTTTCGCAAAATCTGTGAATTTTACAGACGAATCATTCGCTGGCAATGTTTCGGGCGTTGCTATGAAATTTAAACTGATGGCACTTGAGAATAAAAGCATCACGATGGAACGGAAAATGACGGCAGCTCTCCGTTATCAGTTCAAAATCCTTTTTTCTGCATGGGGGACGAAGGGGAAAGCAAGTGAAGACGATTATTTAAAGGTTTGGTTCGGCTTTACACGCAACCTTCCGGCCAACATTCTTGAAGAAGCTCAAATCGCTGGAAGCCTTAAAGGCCTAGTCAGCGAAGAGACGCGGCTTTCGTTGCTGTCATTTGTGGATGATGTTCAGTATGAAATTGACAAGATGAAAGAAGAGCAGGACGAATATACGCGGCATTTAAGACCGTTAGATGACAGCGAAGATAAGGCACCGCAGGACGGTGAGCCAGACGATGAAGAATCAGAATGAAATAGATAAATACCTTGATGAAATGATCGAAAAGGCTGAAAGGAAGATCGATCAACTGTTTGCCAGACGTATGAAAGAGATCAAAAACCAGATAGCTGCAATGTATGACAAATACAGCAGGAACGGCGAGCTTTCATACACTGAAATGAACAAGTACAACCGTTTTAGAAAAGAAATGGAGCGCATGGCAGCCGAGATTCACAAGGATTATCGAGAGCTTCTGAAAATGATCAATGACTTAATGGAAAAGCAATACGTTGAGAATTACCTAAGATCGGCCTATCTTTACGAGTTCGAAGCACAAGTAAAGATGGGCTTTACTATTCCCACGGTCGCAGTTATTGCCGCAGCATTGGCGAACCCAATCGAAAAGTTACAACTGCCGAATGTTCTTGAAGCGGCTCGCGATGAAATCATAAACAATATCAGCATTGAAATCGCTCAAAGCCTGCTCGCTGGCGAAAGCTACACCAAAATGGCAAAGCGTATTGAAAATCGTGTCCATTTTAGCCGTGCAAAAGCCCGCAGAGTGGCTCGAACGGAAGCCCATAGGGTTCAAGTCGAGGGAAGACTTAAAAGCGCTGAGAAGGCCGCGAAAAAGGCTGATTTAAAGAAAATGTGGGACAGTACGCTGGATACAAGAACAAGAATTGCGCATCGAAAGCTTGACGGGAAGGTCTTGCCCTTCAACGGCGTTTTCAAATCGATATATGGCGGCGTCGGGGTTGCCCCTGGCTTCATGCACAATCCGAAGGATGATATAAATTGCCGTTGTTCAATCATTTTCCTTGTGAACGGCCAGAAACCAGAAAGAAGGATATCCAGAATCAACGGCAAAAACGTCGTAATTCCATACATGACCTATGAAGAGTGGAAAAAACAACTTGAAAAGGAGGGTTGAAATATGATTTACCTATTAATTTATGGAATCATCGGGCTGATAATTGCCGGCATCATGTTTTTTAATCTCTGCGCCGAAACAATGGACAAGTACAGTAATGAGAATGAACAATTTATAGGGCTTTTAGCTGCCTTAGCCATTTCCCTTTTCTTTTCGGTTATTTGGCCGATGATTATCACTCTTATCATCATAAAACACATCCGGAAAGCAAAACGACGGAAGGAAGGTGAATAGCATGGCTAAACTAGAAATTAAATTGACGGAAGAAGCGCGGAAAAGGAAAGAAGAGAATCCCCTATCAAGTGTCGGTCTTAAATTTTCCGATTATCATACTTTGATAGACGGCCACGAGCCGACGCATTTGATTAATTTAGAGCTTTCTATGAGAGTCGGAGAGCTTAACACAGCTACGGCAACGTTTGCCGTTGACGAAATTGACGTCGACGCCGAATTTTTAGCGGCTCTCGAAGCGAAGATTGAAGATGACAAGGCAGCGGCAGAATCAGCCGAAGAAACGACAGAAGACACGACAGACGAAGATCATTCAGAAGAGGGGTAAAAACATGGTAGCTGACAACGGAATCAACTGGCGTGAAAAAGCGATAGACGCAACGGGGAAGCTTGCGAACTTGCTTGAAAGAATTGAGAGCGAAACCGAAAACGAGCTATTCGAAGAGGGGGACAAATAACATGCTACCAGAAGAAGTGAAAGGGAAGGAAGCCCAATTTTTTATAGTCGTACCAGGCGAAGACGGAGAGGAGACGTTTATTCCTCTAATAACCAATGAAGCTGAGGGGAGCGAATAACATGCCAAAGTACAGAAAAAAGCATGTGACGGTGTCCCTTGATGGGGCCGAGGCATTCACAAAATCGATGAAGTCAAGACGCTAAAAGGCAATTCGCCCATGCAGCGTCTTTTTTATGGCGTCCTGAGCATGACGCCATAAAAGGCTTATTTTTTATGCACTCATAACAGGCGCGCACTGTAGAGGGCAAAGGAGGAAATCAAATTGAATTTAGAAGAAGTCAAACAGTTTCTTGATGCAAATAAAGAGAACGAAGATGTAAAGGCTTATCTGGAAGAACTTTCGGCCGTGTCAGCCGACAAGGTGAAAGGTTTTCTGGAAACAGATGAGGGGCAAAAGTTGATCCGTCCTAAACTCGATCAGCACTTCACAAAAAGCCTTGAAACATGGAAAGCAAACAATCTCGATGAACTTGTTGATGCCAAGGTAAAAGAGCTGTATCCGGAAGAAACCGAGGAACAAAAGCGCATTCGAAAGCTCGAACAAGAGCTTGAGAAACAGCAAAGAGAAGCCAAGCGCGAAAAGCTCATGAACACGGCGATTTCTTACGCATCTGAAAAGGGGCTGCCAACTGATCTTGTTGCTTACTTCCTTGGGGATGACGAAGAAACGACAAAAAGCAATCTTGGCACCCTTGAAGAAAAATTCAGTGCTTTTGTTAACAAAGCAGTCGAAGACAAATTCAGAGCAAACGGCAGGGATGTGGAGCCGGGCGGCGGCGGTTCTGGCTCCGGTGAAAATTTAAACATTGGTTCGCTTGCAGAACAAGCAAGCATCAGAAAATAAGGAGGAAAAAAGATTATGAGTTTTGATCCGAATAACGTATTGATGCAAGATGCAGTCAAAGGAAAAGTACCATCTGATCAAGGAACATTAGTATTAAAAGACTTTATGACACAATCAGCAGTCACAAAACTAGCAAAATATGAAGAAATGGATAAAACCGAGAAGACATTCACTTATCTTGCGTCTGGCCCCGGGGCTTACTGGGTTGGTGAAGGTGAGAGAATCAAAACTTCTAAGGCTACATGGTTAGAAGCGAAAATGACCTCTAAAAAACTCGGGGTCATTGTCCCAGTCACAAAAGAGTTTTTGAATTACTCCGTTAAAGACTTCTTTACTCAAATGCGGCCAGCAATCGCGGAAGCATTCGCTATTAAATTCGACCAAGCAGCACTTTTTGGCATTGATTCACCATTCGGAAAAGGCACTTCTGTATTCGAAAGAGCAGAAGCAGCAGGAAACACTGTTGTTTTGAACTCTCTAGGCAACCTTTACGATGAGTTAAACGCAGTCATGGCACTCACTGAGGACAATGACAAAGACGTGAACGGCTTTACTACTACACGTCGTTTCAAACAAAAACTACGCGGCACTAAGGACGGCAACGGGCTGCCTATTTTTAATGATGCAAGAGGCGGCGCGACATCAGAGGCATTAGGTTTGCCGATTGGCTATGTCGATTCTAAGTCTTGGGATTATACAAAAGCACATCTACTGGCTGCCGATTGGGATTTTACCCGTTACGGAATTCCTCAAGGTATGGAATACCATATTTCGCAAGATGCAACTTTAACAACGGTTGTCGATGAAAATAACAATCCTATCAACTTGTTTGAGCGTGATATGTTTGCTCTCCGAGTGACTCAACAAGTCGGATTTATGACACTTTCTGACGAAGCATTCGCAGCTCTTACTCCGGAAGCAGAAGCGGGGGCGTAATAGATGAGTTTCACATCGAAAAACTACAGAACCAGCGGCGGCGATAAGTGGGTTATCGGTGGAGAACTAGAAGTCAAAGCGGGCGCGAAGGTATCCGGCATGCCCGCAGGCACCCCGGGGCCGGACAGTATCACTTCCGAAATGATCGGAGAAGGACAGGTCAGAAACCGAAATATCGGTGATGGGTCTGTAAATAGCCGTAATATCGGGAATGGCAGCGTTCAAAATAATCACATTCAAGCTAAGGCTGTCACATTGGACAAAATGGGCGATGATGTAACGGCCAAATTCACGGATATCGAAAACCGACTCAAAGCACTGGAAGGCTCGGGAGGTTCTTAATTTGAAAATTACAGACGGTTCTATAGTTTTGAGCGTGTCAGATAAGGCGTATAGGGTTGTCTATGCGCCTTTTGGCTTTAAAAGGGTAGAAGAGTCCGAAGAAGTTGCTCAGGAGACTGACGCGCCATTTGATCTTTTTGAAATGAGCAAAGAGCAACTGACCAAAGTAAACAAAAGCGACATCATAGCCTTTTTGGAGCAACAGGAATTTGAATTTGATCCAAACGCCAAAAAGGACGAACTGATCAAAGTCGTTTTGGGTGAAGAATAGGGGGACATCTGAAATGGACGTCCAGACTATCAAAACAATGCTTGGGATAACTACAGATAGGCACGATGCCTATTTGAAAGAGGTTATCCCTCTTTTTATTGATTTCGCAAAGGATTACTGCAATAACAGGTTTCTTGTTGACGGCGCGGAAAATCTGCCGGCGGGCGTAAAGCTGTTTGTCGCAAAGGCTATTGAGTTTAACATGGCGCCATCGAATTTAAGTGCCCGCAGTATGGGCGATGTATCTTACTCCTATGAAACGGAGCTGCCGGAATCCGTCATGAGGCATCTAAAACCTTACAGAAGGCTGAGGGTTGTCTGATGATGTACGAAGAGTTTCCGCACACAATCACATTTCAAAAATTCGAACAGATACCCAATGGCGGGGGCGGCTTTAAAAAAGATTGGGTGGACACGATCACCAACTGCGAGGCATTTGTCGATTCACTGACCGGAAAAGAATACTACCAAGCCCAACAGCTTGAGAACCCGGTCGAATATAACGTCTATTTTCCCTACCGGGAAGACGTTAAAAACGACATGCGGATCATTTGGAAAGACCGGAATGACAGAGTTTTGGTCATCCAGTCTCCGCCTATCGATCAAGGCGGCCAAGGTGAAATCTTGTGCTTTAAATGCCGTTCAGGGGAGAACATTCGCTGATGAACAGGATTACAAGGCAGATGACGAGGGCTGTTAATTCGTTCAGTGACCGGGTGCATGATCGAGTGAAGCGAATCATTGTTGAAACGGCGGAAATTATTGCCGGCCAAGCAGTGGCTACGGCGCCAGTAGACGACGGAAACCTTAAAAGTTCGATAGAGGTTAATTACTCTCATGGTGGTTTCAGGGCAAAAATCACCGTCGGGGCTTCATATGCGATTTACGTTGAATTCGGCACGGGCATATACGCCGAAAACGGAAACGGCCGTAAAACACCTTGGGTGTATTTTGATGAGAAATTAGGGCGCTATGTGTTCACGCGCGGTATGCGCGCACAGCCGTTCTTTTTCCCTGCTGTGGAAGCGGGCGCCCGTTATTTCGAAAGGAAGATGAACCGACGATGATCATTCAAAATAAACTAGCTTCCTGGAACCTTCAAAAAGCGATATACAACAGGCTGTCGACGGATGCGGCGCTTAATGAAGTGATAAAGGGCGTTTTTGACAATCCGAATAAAGACACACCTTTCCCGTATGTATCCATCGGGGAAGACACGTCAACGCCATTCGAAACAAAGGTGACATTTGGCGAAAACATCACAACTGTTATACATGCGTGGAGCCGGGCAGAGGACGGCAGGCGCGAGGCAAAGGAAATCCTTTCTCTCGTCATGCAGGCCCTGACAAAAGAATCTTTAAAGGTGGAGGGGTTCAAACCCCTTCAACTCAGTTTTTTGCAATCGCAAGTGATCACCGATATTGACGGGATCACACAACACGGAATTTTGAGAATCCGAATTTATATCAACAATTAAGGGGGCTATCAAATGGCGGTATCAGGTAAACCGACTACCGGTAAAAGCATCATTTATATTGTGCAAGCTGCAAATGCGCCACTTGGATCAGAAGCGAAGATTGTAGGCAACCAGACAGAAGGAACATGGACAAGGGAACAAGAAACGGTTGACGAACAAACAAAATTAGGCCGTATCGTTGGGTACGGGGCGAAAAGTGAGACATTCGAACTTACTTTATATGCACAACAAAAAGACGGCGGACAAGAAGCCTTAGAATGGACTTATGATAATGAATCCGAGTTGAAAGTTTGGCGTGTAGACACCAGCCAAAAGAACGACAACGGAAAATATGATTGCCGTTTCGGCTGGACGATTATCGAAAACATTGAGTTCAGTGAGCCGACAGACGGATTCGTCGAAGCAAGTACATCATTGCCGGTTCTTGTTCGTACAGTGCCGGGTGAAATTGAATTGCCAGACGACTTCATCCAATCAGCTAACGAAATCTTATTCGAAACGCCGGGCGAGACTACAGGCGGATTCGAGAACAGAAAGCAGCCTACTTCTACTCCCTGATGCGCCCCAGAATCTACGGTACGACAGTACAACTGATTCTATCACAGTTGAATGGGATCCCGTAGATGGGGCGACTTCATACAAGGTGTACAGGGGGGCGGGTAAAACTTTCTATGAGGAAGTAACAGAACCGACAAGCACACTCACAGGCATTGCGCCGGATACGCCTTTAACGGTTAATGTCACGGCCGTAAATGAGGCAGGAGAATCGCCAATGAGCGAGATTTCGACCCGGACACAACCAGAAACAAGCGGAGCATAAAAAACGATTCAAAATAAAGATACAGGGCATCCTTCACGGGTGCCCTTTTTTATAGGAGGAATATAACATGCCAACATTAGAAATCGAAGGAAAACAATATCAAGCACGCTGTGATTTTAAATTCGAAAGGACAGCAGAAGAAAAATATAACGAAAAAGACGAGAGCGGCAACAAGCAGGGCGGCTTACGAAATGTTTATCTCGGCCTGCTTGAGCAACGCAGCTCTCTTTACTTAATCCGGTTCTGGGATTGTGCACTTTCTCACTTGAAAGATAAAAAGCCATCCGTTGAAAAAATCGAGGAAGCGCTCGCGAAAGTTATTGAGGATGAAGGTGCAAAAGGTGCCGAAAGACTTTACAAAGAAGCGTTTCAGGCGGTGGATCAATCCGGTTTTTTCGCAGTTCAAGTGAAGAGAATTTGGCAAGACTTCGACGTTCTCAAGAAGGAGATCAAACAGAGAGTCGGGGAGACGGAAGCGGAATTCCTGAAACGGAAGCAGGAGCGCGAGGACGCCAAGGAAATGATGGCGGAACTCGAAAAACTAAGGAAAGAGATGAACAAGTAAATTATGACGCAGTTATTTTGAATGCTGCACGTTATCTCAATATACATGATCCAGAGCTTATACTTTCGTGGACACCGCACGAATATAAGCTCTTTTTAAAAGGCGCGCAGTATCGGCAGATCGATGAAATGGAATTGTTGACGAAGAACGCCCTATTCCATCGATACGCTTTGAATAAAAAAGGGCGTGTGACCCCTAAAAAGATGTTTGACGCTGACAAAGCCCGGAAGATGGTGGACAACGAGGAAGACGGCTGGCGCAATGCGCGGAGCCTTGGCGTTAACCCTAATGCCCTAAAACGCGCGACAGATGCCCTTAAAACGATCACCCTTCCGGATTTCAATAAGAAAGGGGGTTAAGGCTATGATCGAACGCCTCACAGCGATTGTCGATGCGGAAATAGGTAAATTTAAGCGCAAAATGGGCGAAGTTAAGGCGTTAGCCCGAAGCATCCCGAATAGAATCACCGTGACTGTTAAAGAAAATTTTAAAGAGGCCGAGCGACGGATGGGCGTTTTCGAAAGCAGGATGGCCCGGCTAAGCAGGGTAATAAACGACTTTCAGACTGTGTTCGGAAACGCCTTTAGCGGCATGAAAATGTCGATATTCCCGGCTCTTGTGCCGGTGATAGCGTCATTAACGGCGGCTTTGGGGTCATTGGGGCCTGTCATCGGCGTGGCTTCCGGCGGTCTTATGGGGCTGGCGAGTTCATTCGGGACAGCGGCAGCAGGCGCCGGAGCGTTTGGAGCTTTAGCCATTTCCAATATTAGCGGGGTTTTCAAAGCTTCTTCAGACTTGGCAAAGCTTCAGCAAAAACTGGACGAAACAACAGACCTGAAAGAGCGCGCCAAGATCATGGAAAAGATCAAAGCGATTCAGGAAAGCCTTGGTGCAGAGGAACGGAAAGCACTCGACACCTTGGAGGACTTCAAAGCAAACTGGCGCGAGATAGCCCAAGAAACACAAAAGCCGATCTTGAAGACGTTCACAAACTCTTTGAATAGCTTCAAATCCATTCTTAACACACTGCGGCCGATGTTTAAATCTGTTGCGGCGGCTGGACTTGAACTATCTGAGAGCTTTCAAAAGTCCTTGAATGCTCCTGATGTAAAAAAGTTTTTCGATTATATGAATAAAAACGCCGGCCCGCAATTCGCCACGACAGTTAAAACGATGGGGAACTACTTGCGCGGCTTTTTAAATATGATGGTTGCTTTCGGGCCGTTGGGACAACAAATGTCTCAAAGTATGTTGAAATCGTCCGAAGCATTCACGAAATGGTCTGCGAGCTTGTCAAGTTCGGATAAATTTAAGTCGTTTATCCAATACGTTCAGCAAAACGGCCCTAAGCTGCTGACGATCCTTAAAAACATCGGATCGGGATTAATCGGAATGTTTACAGCATTCGCGCCGATGAGTGCGGACATGCTGACCGGACTTGTAAATCTTACAGCACGCTTTAAAGAATGGGGAAACAGCCTGAGCGAATCGAAAGGCTTCCAAGAATTTATCAATTACGTCCGACAAAACACACCGACAGTGCTGTCACTGATCGGGCAACTAAGGGACTTGATTGTTAACTTAGGTGTCGGCATGGCCCCGTTGGGTTCGCAAATCCTGCAAATGGTCACAGGGTTCTTAAAATTCACTAATTCGATGATGGAAACAAACCCTATTATCGGTCAAATGATCGGTTATCTCATCACGTTCGGCGGCCTTTTCAGAGCGTTAACGCCTTTAACTGTCGCTTTTTCAGCGGCTTTTAAATGGAAAGATGCAATAAGCACGGTGAAAAAATTAGGGACGGCGATAAAGTGGATTGGCTCAGTCATTGGGATGGTCGGAAAAGCATTTTTGACCAATCCTATTCTAATGGTTGTGGCAGCTATTGCGGCAGCGGCTTATCTGATCATTACGAACTGGAAACCGATTTCCGAGTTTTTTGCCGGTTTGTGGGAAGGAATCAAAACAAACGCGATAGCGGCGTGGAACTCAATATCTGAGTTCTTTTCCGGCCTTTGGTCTGGAATAGTCGAACTTGCGTCAACAGCATGGGGCGGCCTGTCTACATTCTTCTCAACTTTATGGTCAGGAATCACCACGACAGCACAAGCAGCATGGACTGGATTCATGAATTTAGTAAAGCCGATTTGGGACGGAATTGTCGCGGTTTTCGGCCCGACTTTTAACGTCATAGTCACAACGCTGTCAAACATCTGGAACACGGTATCTACTACGGTATCATCCGTGTGGAATACGATCAAAACAACGTTGATCGGCGTTGTCACGAGCATTGTAGACGGTGTGAAAAATCACTTTTCGATTATGTCCCAAACCCTTTCCGGCATCTGGAACGGTATCACTAATATTGCAAAAGGCGCATGGCAAGTTTTAAAAAATGCGATCCTTGGCCCGGTTCTGCTTGTCATCGACCTTGTACAAGGCGATTTTAAAGGATTCGCCAGTCACTTAAAGCAAATCTGGACAAACATTAGCAACGGGGCAAAGCAAATCTGGAACGGTATCAAGACGGTGGTGTCATCACTCGTTAAGGGTTTAGTTAACGCTGTGAAAAATCAGTGGAATACAACCAAGAATGTGACGACAACGATCTTTAACGGGGTCAAAAGCTTCCTCAGCTCAGTTTGGAATGGTATCAAAAATACCGTGGTGAATCTCGCAAAAGGGCTGTGGAACGCAGTCAAAGCCACATGGAACACATTCAAGACTGTAACGACAACAATTTTCAATGCAGTCAAAACCACCCTGACAACCGTCTGGAATGCGGCCAAGTCAGTAGTCATAAATGCGGCAAAAAATATCTGGTCGAGTGTCCGAAATAACTTCAATAACATGAAAAATGTTGTCTCGACTGTCATGAAGAATGTCAAATCTACGATCCAGAATCTCTGGAATAACGCCGTTAAATTCTTGAAGGGGGTCGATCTGAAACAGATCGGAAAGAACATCATTCAAGGATTGATTAACGGTATCGGAAGCATGGCAAATGCCGTCTGGCGGAAAGTCGGCGACATTGCGGACGGGGTTAAGAAGAAAATCACCGGATTACTCAACATTCACTCGCCTTCACGATGGATGCGCGATCATGTCGGGAAAATGATCCCGGCCGGTGTAGCTGTTGGTATTGACAAAGCGGGCGGCCTTGTAGAAAAAGCTACTCAGAAAATGGCGCAACTCACCATGTTTACGCCAGATCAAACGACATTCGCCTATGACACGTCCCTCAGCAGCGGCGCATTAAGTGATGTGCGCGGTCAGATCGAGGCAGAGGTCAGTGATTTCGAGCTTTCAGATCAGCCGATCGTTATTGAAATGGACGGGAAGGCCGTAGGACGTGGCGTCTATAAGCACGTCAAGAACTTCCAAAGTCGTGAAGACGGAAGGAGGACGACCATAAACCGATGATCGATTACAAAAAGATACTGACAACGGCAATAGATGACGCATTCGGCCAAACGATTCAAGAAGTAGACTATTGGATTAAATTCAACGGTTACACCCTGACGGATCACTTTTTCGTGATCAACGACAGGGGGCGCGGCATTGTCGGCAGGGAGCTGAATTTAGTTTCCTTGCCGGGGATCGATGGCGCTAAATTAAAGGGCGTAAGATACACGGAACGTACTATCGAAATCGACACCTTATTTATAGCGTCCGACGATGCGGAATTACGAAAAATTTTAGAAGAAATAAACTATATCCTTGCAACAGACAAGGAAGAAGCTTTGATCTTTTCAGACGAACCAGACCGAACCTATTACGCTGCCTTCAGTACAGCACAAGAGAGTGAAGGGCAAAACGGCGTCTATAAAGTGACACTGACATTTGTATGCCCGAATCCCGAAAAAGAAGCGGCTGAAACGGTTGTCACAACTGAAACAAATAGCCCTACAGTGGTAAAAAACGATGGGAAAAGGGCGGTTACACCGACTATTACATGCGTTTTCGAGTCGGACGCATCTACCTATGAAATTCAGTTGTTGAAAGAAGACGAAACAATCGAAAAGCGGATAAAAGTAAATTTCAACTTTATTCAGGGGGACACCCTTGTTATTGATTTCAAAAAGAGAAAAGTAATCATCAATGGCAAAGTCAATATGAATGCGCTGCTTATGCTCTCAAGATGGTTTAATATCCCGGTCGGAGAAATCACCGTGAACACAACACACAAAAGCAGTATTTCATTTCACAAGGCGTATATGTAAGGGGGTGCGTTTATGGCCGATATGTGGATTTTGGACGACAAGGATAAAAAACAAACAATCATATCAAGCGAAGCAAAAGAAGCATGTCGTTTCTATGATGCGCCATTTCGAGAAGAACTGAATGTCGGTTCTTCTTTTTCTTTTGTCGCGGACGCAGATCACGAGGATAGCGTCCATGTAAAACCGGAAAATCAGGTCGTTTTCGAGGACAGGAGAGGCAGAAAGCGCAATTTCGTTATAAAAGAGCTGGAAGACGCCGACGACGGCGCAAATGCACGCATTAGGGCCTATTGTGAGCCGGCACTGTCAGAGCTATACGATGAGTTTGTGACCGACATCAGGCCGCAAAATAGAACAGTCCAGTACGTTCTTGACCGTATTCTTGAGGGTACAAGGTGGCGCGCGAATGTTCCGGTCGATCTTGGCTTGCATTCAACGAATTTTTATCGCATCAGTGTCATGGAAGCCATCAACCAGATATTGCAGATATGGGGCGGAGAATTTTATGACGAGGTTGTTTTTGATGAAAATGATAATATCGTCGATCGAGTGATTCATATTCTGCCCCGACGCGGCCAAGACACCGGGAAGCGTGCGGAAATCGATAAAGACATTCAGGAAATCACCAGAACGGTACTGAGTTACCCGGTAACAGCCCTGTACGGTTACGGCGCAAGCCTTGAAACCGAAGGCGGCGGCAACACCCGTTATATTGATTTCTCAGATGTCGAATGGGTCAAAGCAAACGGCGACCCGGTAGACAAACCGAAAGGGCAAGAATGGGTTGGTGATCCTGAGCTTTTGGAGAAGTTCGGCCGAATTATGTACGACGGCAAGACCAAGCGGCACCGGTTCCAGAAATGGCAAGACGACAGCATCCAAGACCCGGCCGAACTGCTTAGAAAAACCTATGAAGCGCTCATCAATCACGAAATGGTGCAAGTCAATTATTCTCTAAAGCTGGAACTGCTTGAATACATTTCGGGGTATGAGCACGAGGCGGTTGATCTAGGTGACACAATGATCGCAATCGACGACAACTTTCGACACCCCATTGAGGTTCAAACGCGAGTTATTGCGATAGAATACGATCTTTCCGACCCTGTGAATACGGCACAAGTAGAAATGGGGCAATTTTTAGACCTGTTTTCGACCGAAAAGCGGATCAAAGAAATCGAAACGACGATCGACACGAATCGCGGTAAATGGGACAACGGCGGTGATCCGGTAATCGGTGACGGGAGCTTTCCTGATAAAGTGCCGCCTGTACCGTCAAATGTAAAAGTTGAATCCTTATTCCAAGGCGTGGCTATCTCATGGGACTATGATCCAAGTTCATATATAGCGGCTTATGAGGTTTATGCATCACCAAACAAAGGCTTTACGCCTTTACCTGAAAATCGGATTCTTTGGGGAAAACAAAGCAAATGTGAACATACGCCGGGTGTCGATCAAGTTTGGTATTACCGCCTGCGGACGATCAACACACATGGCACACCAAGCGCATTCACACAAGAGTTCACAGGCACGACAAACCGGATTATAACCAAGGATATTCTTTTCGGCGCGATCACATCCGATTTATTGGCGGATTTAGCGGTCAAAGCCGATAAGATTTCACGAGACTTTGAAGACGCGAACATCCTGCCGGGTTCAATTTTAAATGCGCCTGATTTATTCGTCGATCGTGCTAACCGAACCGTAACACAAGTGAACGGATTCAATGAGGTAACGGTGACAAAGAATAGCACGTCATACAGTCATTTCGGAATAACAACAAAAGGGCGGCCGACTTTATCACTTACAAAAGATCAGGTATATACTCTTTCATTCGAGCTGAAGCGGCTAACAACTAATAACTTTTCATTTTTGCAATTAAGAACAGAAAGCGGAGCAACATACGAAATACCGAACACCCTTTCAGACATTTCGAGTTATCCTACTGATGAATTTGTTCGTTTTGATGTTGTATTTACGGCTCCAGCTACATTTAATAACGGTCGTCTTGTCATTGGCGGCAGGACAGCAACAAACGGAGATTCAGCCGAATTTGTTTTAAGGAAACTGCAAATTCGGCGGGGAGACGTCCGGAAAGAGTTTGGATTCAGCCCTTATGATACACAGCTAACGGACGGCGTAATCACAAGCCAATATATTCAAGATGCGGCCATTGTTTCGGCTAAAATCGCAGAAGCGGCCATCACAGAGGCTAAAATCGCAAACGCGGCCATCGGTTCAGCGGCAATCCAAAACGCAGCTATTAAAAGGGCGCACTTAGAAACGGCGATCATCGGGACGGCTCAGATCGAGGACGCGGCCATCACAAACGCGAAAATCGGCAGTATTTCAGCCGACAAGATCAACGCCGGGACGATTAAAGGTATCACGATTGAAGGTTCATTGATTCGCGGGGCGAGGTTTGAAGCGGCAGGAGAAAACAACAATTTTAAATCATGGATACAAGACGGGACGTTCTATCAATGGACAAAAGACGCAGACACCAGAGAATACAACGAATTAATGATCACGTCAGGAATGTTCAAACAAGAAACGGGAAAACATTGGACCGATGGCTCAAGAGATCGACATACAACAATCAAAATAGGCAACGGAAAACTAGATGTACAAGGCATTGCGGGCGAAAAAGATTATGGGACAGCGCCTTTAATTTCCATGTTCTCCGAATATGATTTACAGGACAACTCCGAATGGGAATTTGAAGACAATGACGTTTCGCGTTTTAGAATGGGGAGCAATCTAGGGGAAGATTATAGAAATATATTTTCCGCCACAACAGGCGATTATAACCTGCTTGATCGCCTAAAAGAAGATAAATACGGGACTTTTGGCGTTGTAAATGACAACGGAAATTCTTATCTCGCCCGATTCGATGGTTCGTCATCAATGTTTAGATTTAAGCCTTTTAGTTTTGATGTTGTGGCAGAGGGCGGCGTCCGACTAAAAGCTGATAAGATGTTATTTGATGCCGCCAAACAATTAATACTTCCTCCTAAAACAAAAATTAAAGGTGGCGACGGCACATATACGCCTTATCCTGCTGTTTTTGGAAGCATTCGAAAAAGCATTACTGACACCCACGGAGGATTACAGCACTGTTTGGGTGTTTTGCTTGATGAAATTACCCTTACTATGCCAATGAACGGCGGAGCCTATGGATATACAAGCTTCGATTATACCTTATACCATGATGGAAGTGTCAACAAAATTGAGAACGTTTTTGCTGTTTTCGGTCAGGCTTACGGAGCGTATTCAAACGCCGTTACGGTCGGGATTGAAAAACAATCGTCAAGCGGATTCACAATATATATAAGAGGAACCGGCGCAACATCCAATATAGAATACAGATCTATGACTGTAAGGTTAGCAATTTTCTATGAAGTAGTTTAGAGAGGTGTAAAAAATGATTCAAAGAAAAGACGTTCCGGCCGCATGGTACTTTGAAGGTATGGAAGTGACAGAGACGGACACAGGCATAGAGATAAGCGCCTGCGTTCTTAAACATAGAGACGATATTTACCCGTTTGAAGAGGTTTCATTCGATTTGATTCCTGACGATAAAGTGAAGGTCGCGTATGATCTATACGTCGTTTTGGATCAAGAGACAAACAAAATGGACTACATGTTAGTCCGTACCTATATAGAACCCGACGGCTATTATCCCGGTTACAGAGGGGAGAAGCGTCTCATTCATACGCTGTTAACAATAGAGGTTGACACTGCCGGCAACCGAAGCGGCACAATACGCAATTACCACGAGTAGGAGGCAAACGATGAAACTTGAACCCATTGAACAGAATATCGAAGCGAAAGAGAGATCCGGCCAGAAAACCAAAGAAGAAATGTCGCGAGAGCAGTTGGTATACACTCAGCGCCTTGCTAATGACTTGATAATGAAGCTTGAGGGAACACAATCGTGATGGAGGCGGTCGATATGTTCGAAGGTAAAAGTCGCTACTACGGGCACTTTTATTACTGCTGGCTGAACGGAAGTGTGACAACAAAAGAGCTGTACATCCATGCCGAAAACGGAATGATAACCGAAGAAGAGCGTATTGAAATCATGAATAATCCACGCGGCGACGCTTTCCCGGACGAAGTATAAGGAGGAAGAAAATATGACCTTTGAAGAGTTAAAAAAACAGAATGACGATCTGAAAATCCAATTAGAAATGCAAACCTTGAAATCAGCGGCTTACAAGGAAGAAATGGTTCAAGCTCATGATAGATTGGCGGAAACACGAAGCCTTTACATGTATGAGCGGCGGACGCGACAGAACCTAGAACAGGAAAATGAAAAGCTCAAAAAAGAGCTTCAAGAAGAGCGGATCGGCAATTCGCAGGCGGAAGATGAAGTGATAGAAATGAATCAAGTCGAAGCAAATAAAGAATATCACGAAAAAAGAGCAGAAGCGGCGAAATAAGCGGCTTTTTTATTTTGTCTAAAAGGAGGAAATGCAATGGATCAATTTCATAAAGGTGTCATTGCTGTTGCGGGTGGAATTGTCGGATTTCTTTTTGGGGGTTGGAGCGTGCTGCTTACTATTTTATCTGTACTTGTGATCATTGATTATGTGAGCGGTCTGGCGGCTGCCGGAATAAATGGAGAAATGAAAAGCAAGATCGGATATATTGGGATCGCTCGAAAAGTCTTTGTTTTTGTGATTGTTGGGGTAGCTCATATGATTGATTTGTTGCTTATTGAAAGCGGAATTGAAATGGGCTTTCTTGTCATGACAGTGACAATCGTATTTTACTGTATCAATGAACTGATCTCCATTACTGAAAACGCGGGAAAAATGGGTGTTTATGTACCGGAGCCTATCACGAAAGCTATCGAAATTTTAAAACAACAGAATAAAACAAAATGAGGTTGCCGTCCAGCAACCTTTTTCTTTTGTATTAATATAAGAAAGGATTGATCAAGCATGGTCAAAGTCGTAAAAAACTATGTTAAGGTTAACCGGTATACTCGTCCGGGATTGAAATTGTCAGGGGTTAAGGGTATTGTCATGCACTGGACGGCCACGCCCGGCGCGTCGGCCCTGAATGAGCGAAATTATTTCAATGGCACGTGTATTGCGGACAAACGATATGCGTCATCCCATTATTTTGTGGATCGAAAAGAAGCGCAATTAATTATTCCTGAAAATGAAGTCGCCTATCACGCCCATGATCAAAACCGCTGTTATGTCAGTTTTTTAAAGCCGAACGCCAATACAAAGGCGATCGGTGTTGAAATGTGTGTTGAAAAAAACGGGCAGATTCACAGCGAGACCATTCAAAATGCTGCTGAATTGGTCGCTGATCTGTGCAAGCGTTACGGCCTTTCTACAGATAAGATTGTGCGGCATTATGATGTGACAAATAAAAGCTGTCCGACTCCCTGGGTGAGGGATGCAA